AGAAGCTGCTAAACGCCAGGCAACCTTTGACGAAATAGCCAGGCTCAAACTGATAGTAGACGAATCTAAAAAGTCTAACGAGGAGATACTCGCAGACGCTAGAGCCAGAATCTCAGCTTTAAGCAAAGCCTCATTACCAAGCGCGGCAGCTTATAGCGTAGGTGCAGCCGGTAGCACTTTCGCCCCTGGCTTAGCTGAGGCTCAGTCTGCAATAGCAGCTGGAACCTTTGGAGGCATGGGCGACCTAAGTTACTTAGGCTTTGATCTAGCAGCTTTAGGCGCGGCTAATATGCAAATGGAAACAGGCATAGCAGCGCAACAGGCAACAGGTCCAACAAACCTAACCGTTAACCTGCAAGGCGGCATAAATGTAGGTTCTACCTTTGAGTTTTACCAGACGGTACAAACAGCTCTACAGGAATTAAATAGGGCAGGTAATAGCCTTACCTCAGCTGGTAGCTAATGGCAGCCCCAACAATTAACTGCATAGTTAACTTTAGCTCTGGTGCGTCTTTTGGCCAGGCTATGATTATTGGCTCTGGTGTATTAGGCGTTAACGTACTTAGCGATAGTGCAACCGTTACAGCTGACGTATCTAATCAAGTCCAGGCTGTAAGTATCCAGCGTGGACGTAATGCAAACGCCGACCAATTCCAGGCCGGTACTGCCTCTATACGTATTGCCGATATTAACGGCGACTTTAACCCTGAAAACCTAAGCTCACCCTACGCGGGACTTTTGCTGCCTTTGCGTAAGGTTACGATAACTGCCACTGACAATAATACGGGGCTGGTCTATCCGCTGTTTGCAGGTTATCTAACGCAGTACCAATTTACTCAGGCCCAAGTAGTAGGCGAGGTTAGTTATACGACTCTAACGGCCTCAGACGGTTTTAGATTACTTAATATGGGTACTGTATCAACTGTTACAGGTGCTACAGCTGGACAGTTATCAGGGGCTAGAGTTACTAAGATTTTAGACCAGATCGCATGGCCTAACTCTATGCGCGATATAGACGCGGGGCAGACAACGCTACAGGCTGACCCTGGCACTACCAGGACTGCACTTAACGCCTTGCAAACCGTAGAAACCAGCGAGTACGGGGCGGTATATATTGACGCTAGCGGTAACGTAACTTTTCAAGATCGAGCGTTAACCTCTAGCTCTATTGCCGGTACTCCTACAGTGTTTGCAGATGACGGCTCAGGAATCCAGTACCAGAACGTGCGCTGGGTGCTAGACGATAGCCTGGTGTATAACAAAGCCTCAATAACGGCTACAGGGTTAGCTACTCAAACGGCTACTAACCAGGACTCTATAGACAAGTATTTTTTACACAGCTATAACAAAACTGATTTACTAATGCAAACTACAGCTGAGGCCCTTAACTACGCTAAGGCCTACGTAGCCTCTAGGCAAGAAACAACCGTAAGGTGCGACAGCGTAACCCTGCTAGATTTAAACACCGTCGGTTATGACGCAGGTATCGTGGCAGCTCTAGAACTTGATTACTTTGACACTATTACCGTTAAGTCAACTCAACCTAACAGCGTAGGCACTAGCACCCTTAATAAAACTTTGCAGATATTTGGCGTAAGTTACAATATAACCCCTACGCGCTGGTCTACTACTTTTGTTACGTTAGAGCCAATTATAGAATCTTTTATAATTGGTAACGCTAATTACGGACAATTAGGTATAAATGTATTATCCTACTAACAGCGAAAGAGGTAAATAATGGCTACAGGTTTTCCGGCTAGTACCGGCGACGTACTCAGTGCAGCTATGTTCAATGGCCTAGTGGCCTTTACGGTTACTACTGAAACTGGTAACTACACCGTAGACAATGACGATTTATATCAGGTGCTAATACAGACAAGCGCGGTAGGTACTAAAACTGTAACTATTGCACCTGACAGCACTTTAACTGCAGCCGCAGTAGGCAGCGCAATTACTTTTATTAACACTGGTGCAGGGCTTCTAACTTTTGCAGCTGGTAGCGGTGTAACAATTACCTCAGCCGGTGCAGTATCAGCCGCCCCGACTTTGGCTACGCATAAGGTAGCCCAATGCGTGCGAGTAGCTGCTAACACTTGGCGTATTTTTGGCGGGATTGCATAAATGATCGGTGCAATATCGGCAGGGGTTATGGATTTACCAGTGCCACCTTCTGCACCTTCAACGGTTGAGTATTTAGTTATAGCCGGGGGCGGTGGTTCAGGCCGCAGTACTGGCAGTTTAGGCGGCAACGGCGGCGGCGGTGCGGGTGGGTATCTAACAAACTCCAGTTTTTCAGTTACCGGCGGCGTAGCTTTAACAGTAACTATCGGCGCGGGCGGTGCAGGTGCTACCTCGACAGGTTACGCAGCGGCAGCGGAAAACTCAGTCTTTAGCACAATAACTGCAACGGCAGGCGGTGGTGGTGGCATTGGCGTAGGTGGCAGCATTAACGGTTTAGCCGGTGGAAGCGGTGGAGGTGCTGGTGGTACCGGCGCAGGCGGGGCTAAAACTGCTTCACCTGCACAGGGCAACGACGGCGGCTCTAGCGGTGGAGTACCTAATTACGCTGGCTCAGGCGGCGGCGGTGCGACTGCAGCCGGTACAGGTGGCGGCGCAACTCAAGGTGGCGCGGGTGGTAATGGCACCTCATCAAGCATTAACGGTACAGCAACAACACGAGCAGGTGGTGGTGGCGGCAGTAACAACGACGGCAGCGCGGGTGGTGCCGGTGGTACTGGCGGCGGCGGTAATGCTTCAACCTCTAATACTACGGCCGGTACAGCGGGTGGAATTAACACCGGCGGCGGTGCAGGTGCAAGTGGTTTCAGTTTCGTAAATGGTGCAAATGGTGGATCTGGAATCGTCATCATTGCTTTTCCAGATACTTTTAGAGCAGCAACACTTACAAATCTAACCTATACCGAACCAACGCGCTCTGGGTATCGGGTTTATCAAATCACAGCATCCAGCGCAGGAACGATAACCTTCTAATGGCACATCACGCAAAAATAGAAAACGGGATAGTTACCTCAGTTATTGTTACTTGCGACTCAGATGAGGATACTTTTGCAGATCGTATGCTTGCAGAAACCGGCGAACAATGGGTAAAGACAAGTTACAACGGCAATATCAGGTATAACTATGCTGGTAAAGGTATGCATTATGACCCAGTAGCAGACGCTTTTTATGCGCCTATGCCTAAGTGTAAACACCCTGAATTATTTCTAGATACGACTAAATACCAATGGGAGTGCAGTAATGCCGAACACCTCCCTGAAATCTAGCAACGGTTGGCCTGCCAGTAAGGACCCTGCAGAAATTGGCATTAAATCTTTTAAGGTACCTGGTACTGATCTTAAAATACGGTGTGCTGAAAAGGTGGCACCGCTTCTTATTGGCTTGGCGTCGGAGTTTCACGAAACGATAGAGCCGATAGACAAAGGCACGTTAGACGATTGGGGCTACTGTTTCCGCATGATACGTGGGACCACTGACAGCCTAAGTAATCACAGTAGCGGTACAGCTATAGACCTCAACGCGACTAAACACCCGTTAGGCAAGGAAAACACTTTTAGCCCAGAGGACGCTGCTAAGTGCATAGCACTTGCCAAGAAATACGGCTGTAAGTGGGGCGGGACGTACAGATCAAGAAAAGACGATATGCACTTTGAAATAGCGTTAAACCCTAAACAAACAAAAGAGCTTATAGCTAAGCTCGGATTGGTTAAAGATGAATAGACACAGCCTAAAAGTAGCTCAACAAATCGGCGGTAGCTGGTTACGTAGCTTTGTAGCTGCAACGGTCGCCTGTTATATGTCTGGCATTACTGACCCTAGCCTTTTGCTTAAAGCAGGATTAGCAGCTGTGCTTCCTGTTGCTTATCGTTACCTAAACCCTAAAGACCCTCTAGGTCGGTAGTGCGCTTATGGCTTATAGGGCTAGGCCTAAGCGTTTTATTAACTGGGTGCGGCTATGACGGCTGGACAAGATACCCCTGCCAAGAGTACAAAAACTGGAAACTCAAAGAGTGTCAACCGCCGGCGTGTATCCCTACTGGAGTCTGCACTAAGGACCTCGTTAAACAGTCGTACAATGGATAGACCAGCACGCAGATTAGCCCCAGAGGATATTCACGCCAGGTTAATTTTAATTATTGGCGGTTCACTAGCTGCCTGCTTTGTGCTGGTTACTTTAGGTATTACTTATGCGTTGATCTTTGTAACTCAGCCTTTAAATGCCCAGGCCCC